TCCTAAAACAAGAGAGTTTCCTGTATAATACTTTACCTCACAAGCATTGTAGGCATTTATCATTCCCTCATTCAAATATGCCTCAATAGTTAATTGAAACCCATTTGGTGAAAAAGCAATGTCAGACCATTGAGACGTAGCTGAGTATTGACCATCTGCATATAAATATCTATAAGCAAATGATATAAACCTCTCTTCTAAAAAATTCTGTTCTCCCGGAGCAACTAATAGTTTTACAGTTGGAGATTCTACAGGTGGTCTTTTAATTACAAGTAATGATTCTTCAAGTAGCGCTTGCCCTATAGGTCCTGCTGCATCAAGAATCGGTGCCCCATTATTAGGTTTAGCATAACTGCTAGTTACATTTATTACCCTTGGAGCATTATAGTTGTCTGTAAAAAATAATAAGTTTTCTATTTTATTTACCCCTGTAATTAAATACTTAGGATTAAAGTTTAATGTTGTATCTATGTTACCTCCATCATTTATGGTAATAACATGATACGTTAAAGATAATGTAGTTGTATTAAATGAAACAATTAAATCAAGTTTTCCTGTAGCACCTAATGGAAAACTAGGGTCATGTACAAACCAATAAATGGTTTCTATTGAACCATCCTCATATGCACCAATACATCTAGCATCTACACTTAATAATGTATTTTGAAATTTTAAGGTTGTAAGTGAAAAATTTCCTTTTGTGTTTTCAATAACTCCAAATTCAGAATTTTCTGTCGAACCCATTCTGACATTCATTGCATCAATATACTCGCCATTAGGAACAACTCTCTCATCGAAAGTTTTGTTCATCTTACCTGCAGTAAAATTTCTAGTAAACTTTGGCATATTATTTTAACATTTTATCTAATCCCCTTAAATTCATTAAAAGTCTACCGGGATGAATATTGCTTATTCTTATTTTTGCATTTCTTAATAACGCCTGCTTATCCTTTTTGGCTCTTTGAACAATATACTCTTGAACGCCAAATTTAGAATTTAAAATCTCATATTTTACAAAAGCATAGACATATGCTTCAAATAGTTTGTTTACGGTAATTAAAGAATTATCACCATTCTCCATTCCATCAGAAACATATTCAAGAATACATAACCTCTCAGACATTCCTGAGTCAAAATTAATAACCCCTGATTTTTTATCTATTGAAAATGTAGGATTAGCATTTGCCGTTTCTGTATTTAAACCAAATCTTGCACCAATAGCATAATCAAAATACCAATTGCCATCAACATTCCAACCCATTTGACCATTAAATTGGTTTCCTGCATTTAAGTATATTGACTTCTTTGTTCCTGTAATTCTATCATAATCTAGAGTAGAATGTTGAGGAGAAAGAGCATTGCCATTTTGGTCAAATAATATATTTGAAAGATTATCTTGAAGATATGCCAATGATGAAAGAGGTTGAATATTTTCGCTTAGTGGTCTTAATAAACCATTTTCATATACAGATATTCTTACCCAATTAACATAGTCAGAAGGTAAGATATATCGTAATTGAGCGGGAACATTTAACTCTAAAATTTTTATTTCTTTAAATGCGTCATAGTTTAGTTCTTGAACTGCACGTTTTGCATGAAACAATATCTTATATCTTTCTTCGTTGTTTACTAAAGAATGATTTCCTGAGTACATTAAAAGAAAGTTTGTTACAATATCAGCTAAACTGACATATTGGTATGAACCCCAATTTAAATCTTCGGGATTGTTTCCATTATTTTCATAATATTCATACTGTGATATATATGCCATGTTTTATATATTATGGTATTTGTGCATTGTTTTCCATCTCTTCTTGCTTTCCAAACTGAGCAACTAATGTTTCTCTAATTGATATACCACAATACTGAAGTATCTTAACAACTAATGAAGTTTCATTTTGCATTCCTATTTCAAAATCTTGATAATCAGGTTGTGATTGGTTAAAAACAGGTTCACCATTTGCTAAAGAAGTAAATGTCCATTTAGGTACTTTAGGATATCTAAAGTAAGTTGCTTCAACTTGTAATGGTAAGTTTATAATACTTGATGGATAAAAAGTTATTAAGTCACCTGTTTGAGTATATGCAGGATAGTTAACAGATGGCGATGTAATAGGCGACATATTTAATAATGTTATCTTTCCCGCTGAAACTTTTTCTGCTTCATTTTGAACTGAAGAATCAAAAATTCTATAAGATTCAGGAGTTGATGTAAATATGTCTGCAGAAAGAGTTAATGATGAAGTGCTTACAGCTGTTACTGTAGCCGTTACCATCGGAGCAACTGAAGTATTAGTTACAATATCTCCAACTGAAACTCCTGCTAAAATAAAATCGGCAAATGAATCTATTAATTCAAATGAAAGAACTCCATCGTTTACACCACCATAAAGTATTTTAGAGTAGCACAATACTTTATTTATTAAATACTCTTCATCTCCTGTAGTTGCTAAAGATGGAAGGTAATATGTATTTGATAAAGCAGTTGTTACTGATGTATTTGTTAATGTATTTGTTACTATAAACTCTTCCATTTGTTCAGCAAAAGATTTTCCAAAATCGGCATAATCTGTTCCTGACCCCCTAGCATTTTCCTTGTTTATAATTGCATTATAATCAGAAAAATATTTCATAAATAATTCTAATTGTGCTTGTTGAGCATACAAATTAAAATCAGATGGAGAAATATATCCGTAGTTATTTTTATTTAAAATAGCAATTACAGTATTCCTTACAGAGTTTATCATATTACAAAGATAATAAAAAAAAAGGCACTCTATTAAAGTGCCTCTTTGTTTTTAAATTAATTAGTCTTAAGCAATAGCTACAGAAGTAATCAATTGCTGTGTCGCTCCAACCATTGGTAATGCAGGAACAATAATTGCATCAGGATTAGATGATGCACTATTAGCAGAAGCTAATGCATCAATAACTGCATAGTGTGATGCATATGAAGCATCAGCAGTAGTAAACGTAATTGTAATTACATCAGACCCTGCATGTGCTGAATAAGCATGAAGCAATATCGTGCTAGTACTAGGCGTTGTAATAAAGTAATCAGCGTTAGCCGATATTAATGTTTTTACTAAAGAACTCGCTGCTCCAATAGTAAACTGTAAAAATTTTCTGTTCATTTTAAAATGTTTTAGTTGTTAATAACAATGCAAATATAGTAATTATTTTAGACTTATTTCTAAGAACTTTAAAACCTCAATACCTTCATCTGACTTCAAGAATAAAGCAACTGTTTCAAATGGGTCTTCACCAAATGGTATACTCATCATTTTCTTCTTATTGCTCTTTGTATTAAACCATACTTCTCTTTGTCCATTTCTAAATTGCAATAAATTATGAGCAAAAAATAATTGCACGTTTGATTGTAATTTAAGTAAAGGGTCATTAAGTATTTCTAAAAATGATCTAGGTTCTTTTTTAGCATATATTAATACATCTCTACGCAACTCTGCAGTTGATACGTTTGTAACATCTTTTTGAAACATTACTCTACTTACTACTTCAAGTTGCTCAATGCTTAATTGTCTTGCTTCAATTAATGCGTCTACTTCAAAGTTTAAATCTTCAACTTCTTTTGCAGCATCAACTGTTTTGTTTACTTCTATAAAAGCATTTCCATTTAATGGATGATAATGTAGGAATTGTTGTAATACAGGATTTGTTCGTGGAACAGTTAAAAACCCATCATCAAAGATTATTGGTTCAAGAAGAAAATTTCCGTCTTGCTCATCTTCGAATGGTGATTTTTGATTTCTTGCATATCGCAAAGGCCTGTTAATGTTTTGTTCTTCATCAAAATAAAGAAGTGGGTATCTAGATGTGTTCCTAGATGGCAACGTAAAAGATATTGGCGTTGCATTGCTTTTTAATTTGTAGGTCTTATCTACTGATGTTGTGTTTGTTTTCATTTTATTTAATTTAAGTTGTTACTAAAAAAATAGAGAGGGACACTGATGTCCCTCTCTTTATTTAATCATTTGTTATTATGCTCCGTAACGGAATAATACAAAGTTATTCGCACCTAAAGTACAAACAGCACGCTCAGATAAGAAGTTAACTTCCATTGCATCTAAGTCACTAGTTTGAGCACCTCCGGCTGAACCTGTAATCCAAGTCTTATATTTTCTATCTTCTGCTTCAGAAGCACGATATCTAACATGTAAGAAAGGTCGCTTTGCATTTTTACCCATAACTTGGTCATATACATTAGTTGAACCTGCAGGAACTAAAAGTCCTGTAATGTTCCCTGATGCAGTTGCACCTGTAGGCATAGAACCACGCATTGTTGGGTCATTTAAGTATTTCCAATCAGTCTTGTAAAAATCATAACCTCTTCGGAATCCTGTAAAGCCTAAGTTTAAAGCCATGTCTTTGTCATTGTCAAATAGACCATAAGAAGTACCACCTGCTCCATAAGAGTTTTGTGCTGCTAACATATCGTCAATGTCAAATCCAAAATCACGATTAACAAATAGTACGTTTTCTTCAATAGCACCTTGCTTATCTAAACGAGAGATAACAGTATCCCAATCAGAAAGGTTTGTTGGATTGCCACCGCCCCATACATTCCCACGGGTATTTACTACATAAAAAACACCTTCTGAACCTTTATTACCGGCTGAAGTATATGTTGTTTGTAGTGCAACACCTGAAGCTGCACCCGCAGGAACTGCTTCTACCATTGCTGTTTCAAGATAGTCCTCAAAACGTAAACGAGTTTCATGCTCTGATTTCAAGTACCAAAGGTATCCGGAAGCACCATTCTCAGTAGTTACTTCAACCCAACCAATTTGAGCCATGTCTGAACCATTTACTGCATATTTATCTTTGATGATAATTGGTGAATTTGAGAAAATAGTATCTTCAGCCTCTAAAGAACCTGTCATTCCATTTGTTCCTTTTTTAAATTCTGAACCATATACCCAAATAGAACAAGTAGAAGAAGCAGCAAATGCTTGACCGCCTTGCTCGTAATAAGCTACTGTAATAGTATAAGTAGGACCTGCTCCTGCAGGTGCAACAATAACGATTCCTTTATTTGACAATCCCGTAGCATTATCATAAATCATAACTGTTTGCCCTAAACGAATTGCAATAGTGTTTCCTGAAGTAATTGTAGCATCTGTAATAGTAAAGACAGATTGAGTAGCAGCAGCTGCAGCAGTTGCAACACAGTTTGTATACTTAGTGTGTAAACGACCTTGCTCTGCCCATTTAATCATGTCTGAGTTTGACGGCATCTCTGCTCCTACCATACGCAAGAATGAAGATACTGTACGATTACCATAACGCTCAAATTCTTTCTCATAAGTATCAGGAAGATACTGAGTCAAAAAGTTGAAGTTAGTAATGTAGTTTGTTGATAATGGAACTTGCTCCGAACTAGGAGTAAGACCAAAAGTTGGTGTTGATAATATTGACATTTTTTTTTGTTTTAGTTTTTAAATTCTTTTTATACTTCTAATTTTTAGTCCGTTTCCGGAGTCAGGGCTTAGAGACTTGACCTGTACGCCTTCGGCTCTTGAACCTGCTTCAGATACTTTACGTTCAGACATGTTTATGTTTTTTATCTTACGCGTAACATCATCCGTTGCATCAGCTTGTCCTTGTTCATAAAAGAACTTAGCAAACTTTTCAGGGTTCATTGCCATAGCTAACGATTTGTGATATCCCTCTGCGTCTTTCATTAAACCATTCTCATCTAAAAACTTATTAATAAAGTTTTGTGGTGATGAATGATTTTTTTTAATCTCGCTTAGATTACCGGGAGAAAATGAAAATTTCTTGTCGTTTATGTTGAAATCAAAACCTTTGAAATCATCGTTCAAAACTTCATTTGTCTTTTGGTCGAACCATTCTCGCTTGCGCTTGTTTGATTCATCAATAGTCGCTGCTTCCTTTGTGTATTGTTTGTATGCCTCGAACACTTCCTTCTCTTCATCCGGAACATCTAAACCTCTTGACTCAAGGGGTGCAGAGTATTGTTCTTTCTGTTGATTGAAGTATTTCTTAGCTTCTCCAATAGCCTTTTTCTTTGCAATCTTTGTTTTCTTAATAAAAGAATCATCATCTAAATCTTCATCGAAATAATAATCTTCCATTAATGCATCTATATCATCTGAATCCAAATCTGAATTTGTAGAATGTAGATATTGCTTTAATAGGTCATCAGAATCCATATTGTCAAAATCCTTATTTAACTTTATGTAATCTTCAAACCCTCTTCCTGTGTCCTTCTTATATTTCATATAAGCAGCAACATCGGAAGGAATTTCTTCTGTGATATTTCTTTCAGCCATTAATTCATCAAATGAACTAATTTCTTTATTATATCTTTTCCCAATATATGAAAGAACTCTTTCTTCGCTTAATTCATCTTCAGGTTCAAATTCTTGTTCCTGTTCTTGCTCTTGCTCTTGCTCTTGCGGTTCAAAATTATTATCTGTTGATAATGACTCTTCGTGTCTTGCAAGTAATTCTTCTTCTATTTGAGCAACTCCTTTTTCTTCTGCTCCGTCTAGCAATCTAACTTTCATTTCCATTTTATTTGATTTTATTTTTTACAAAGTTATATAAAAAAATTTAATATTTAGCGAGGTGAAAATTCCCCCATATCAAATCCATCTAAACTATCTTCATTTGACTCAAAAACCATAGGTTTGCTTTGAGG